CGAGCTGGAGCAGTGCACGAAGCGGGTCTTCGCGGAGCTTGACTCCCGCCTGGCCGGCGCCGGCATCCTGCTCCTACCCGACAACATCGACTTTCCTCGGCCGCCGGGGGAGCTGCCCAGCGACCCGCGGCGTACCGGCGTGGCAGAGTTCGCCGACCTACTGCAGCGCACCATGGCCACCTCGATGCAGCAGCGTGACAACGCCGCCGCGGTGGTGCCGATCATTCTGCAGGCGCAAACCGATGCCCTCGACAAGATCAAACACTTGACGTTCGACTCCACCATCTCCGAACACATCTCCCAGATGCGCAAGGACGCCGTGGAGCGCATGGCCATGAGCCTCGACATCCCCCCCGAAGTCCTCACCGGCCTCGGCAAGAGCAACCACTGGTCCAGCTGGCAAATCGAAGAGTCCTCGATCAAGGTCCACATCGAGCCGCTGCTCATCCAGCTCGCCGACGCCCTCAACATCGGCTACTTCCAGCCCGCCCTGAAGGCCGCCGGCATCCCCAACCCGGACAAGACCACCCTCTGGTTTGACATCGCCGCGCTGACCGTCCGCCCGAACCGCTCCGACCAGGCACTCCAGTTCGCGGAGAAGGAGTTCATCAGCGCGAAAGCGGCCCGCGACAACGCCGCCTTCACCGACGACGACGCCCCCGACGAGCAGGAGCTGAAATACAACCTGGTCAAAGCCCTCGTGTTGGCCCAGCCGGCCTACGCGGGCGACCCGGAAGTGCAAAAGGTCCTCGGCCTACCGAAGATCAGCCTTCCCGCCCCGGCCGCGCCGCCGGACCAGGGGATGCTGATGCCTGGCGACGCCGGCTACGACGAGGCGGGCACCGAACCCGCCGACGCCGGCAACCGCGGTCTTCCCCAGTTCCCCTCCGTCGCCGAAGCCGAGGCGGGCGCGCCTCCGAAGCGGGGCCCGAAGCTGAGCCAGCTCGCCGCCGCCGTCAACGACGACCGCACCGCCCTGTTCTACGCCGCCGACAGCGCCGTACGCCGTGCCCTGGAGCTGGCCGGTGGTCGACTGGTGCCCGGCCCGCGGCGGGCACGGTACGCGGTGCCGAAGCATGAGCTGCACACGCATGTGGTGCCGGACCGGACTAGAGTGCCCGCCTTGCTGGCCGGCGCGTGGACGCATGTGCGGGAGCAGGCCCCCGCTCTGGGCGTCGACCCGGACACGCTGGAGGAGCTGCTAGGCGGCTACTGCACGGAGCTGCTGACGCGGGGTACCCCGCATGATCCGGAGCTGCTTCGGACTACGTTGCATGTGGCGCGGCGGAAGCTCACGTCATGATCGAAAACGGTAGGGAGATGACGCCTGACCCGTTCTGGCGCCGTCATTGGCTGGCCCGGGAGTCGTGGCAGGAGGCTGTGAGGTGCGCGGACCAGATGGCAGCCGTCTCCGGTCTTCGGTGCGGGGTGCGTCGAGTTGTCTTGAGGGGTGGCAGTCCATCCTGGCGGGTTGCTCCGGTGCGACCGTTTCGGAGAGTAACGAATGAAGATCATTCTTCCAGAATTCACGGGCTGACACCCCGAACTGACTACGGAGCGTGAGATGACCCAGCCTGCCGCCACGCTCCCGACCGCCGACGCCCAGAAGCAAGCCGCCCTCGAAGTCTTCGCCCAGTACGAGCCCCCGCTATACGAGGCGTACCTCGACATGATGTTGGAGTGGCTCGCTGCCGTGAAAGCGGCCATGTTCGCCGGAGGCGTGGCGAAGCTCGGCCTCGTCCCCAACCCGATGACCGTCTTCAGCCAAACCCCGAAATGGGCCGCCCTTACCGACCAGTACACCGAGCAGGTGGCCCGCGAGGTACTCGCCGCCCCGTACAGGGACCTGTTCGCCGACGGCACCCTTTTCGAGAGCCGGCCGTTCGTCCGGAACTGGATTGCCGCCCGCGCCAACCGCCTGCAGCAGGTACCGGACGAAGTGTTCGGGGCTGTCGCCCACATTATTGACGCGGCCACCACGAACGGTGCCAGCATTCCCGACGTGACTGAGCAAGTCGAGCAGCTGTTCGGTGACACGAGCGTCCCGAAGTGGAAGAACCGGGCCCGCACCGTCGCGCGGACCGAGGTTGTCGGCGCCTACAACGGCGGTCTTCACGACGCCTTCTCCATGATCGTCACCAACGATCCGGACACCCCGTGGGTGAAACGGTGGCTCGCCACCGAAGACCAGCGCACCCGTCCCGACCACCGCGAAGCCGACGGTCAGGTACAACCGTTCGCGCAGCCGTTCATCGTCGGCGGCTACCAGATGATGCATCCGCACGACCCGACCGCCCCGGCGAAGGAAGTGGTCAACTGCCGCTGCGTGGAGCTGCTCGAAGTCGCAGGCGAGCCGACACCGATGGGCAACCGACAGTACAAAGGGCAGACCACCCTGAAGGCGGCCATCTGGCAACCGGACGACAACGCCACACACACGCCAATTCCGCCATCTAAAGATCCTGATCGGTTCGTGGCGGCTGTCGTTCAGCCGCCGCACCAGCGCGGCATCCTGCGCGCATCCACCACCCTCATGCAGGTCGCCTGCACGCACGGCCAGTTTTGCCTGCAAACCCACAAGCCCGGCCTCTGCAAGGGCCAGCACCGCGGCGGATACGAGCCCGGCCAGCAAGACGCCACCAAGACACCCGAGGCGCAGAAGGCGCAGGTTGCCGTCAAGGGCCTCACCGACGCCATCGCCCGCGCCCAAGCCGTAGCCGCCGTCAACGCCCAACGGAACCCGAAGCTGGCCGCCCTGGCCCGGCACGCTATCGCCGACTACACGAAAGCTCTCCGCGGCCACCAGCAAACCCTACGCAAGGCAGCTCAGGAGAACGCCACCAATCAGCGCACCGCGCAACGCGACGCCCGCGACCAAGACCGGCTCGACCGGGCCGCTAAACGGGCCGCCGACCGCGCCGCCAAGCAGAAGGAAACCCTGCAGAAGCGGGCCCAAGCCATCCTGGACCGGCGCGCCGAGAAGGCCCGGCTGGCGAAGATGAGCCCGAAGGAGCGGGCCGCCTACCACAAGCGCAAGGCGGCTCAGGCCGCCGCCCGGCGCAAGGCGGCCGAGGACAAGACGTTGAAGGAGGCCGGCCGGTGAAGTGGGACCGAGAAAGCTTCGAGGAGGATCGCCGCCGCTACCAAGCCGATCTGGACCGACTGGTCAGCGCCGGGTTCGCTGATGGGCACCCGCTGATCCAGCGTCTTCGGCGGCGTATCGCAGCCGTGGATCTGGTTTTGGGGGTGCCCTCGCCGGAAGAAGGCAAGATCAAAAACGATCACGTAGGATAGCCCACATGAAGCTGGGGAAGTTCATCAAGGCAGGCGTGATCATCCCCTTCGATACGGGCTCACACGTTCTCAACGATGCCGTCATTAGCTTCACGCCGAAGGATGACTCCGCCATCGTCGAACAGGTCTACGGCCTGATCGCCTCCGCCGTCGGGCAAAAGACCCTCGTCCACGCCCCGGCGCTAACCAACCTGACCCCGAACCTCGATGTCAGCGCGGCCCATATCGTCGGCGCCATCTACCAGGATGACGACGCGCATGACACCTGCACCCTGACCGCCTGCCTCAACCCGCTACACCCGGGGCCCTGCAAAGGCTGGAAGCACAGCCTATTTCAGACGGCCCCGGAGGCATACCATGCGCTCGAAGCCGCCCGGGTTGAGAAGGCCAACGCCGCCCGCATCAAGAAGATTGAGGCGCTGAAGGCGCAGGGCAAACCAATCCCGAAAAAGCTCCTCGTCCCTATTACCGCGAAGCCGCACCCGCACGCCGGGAAGACCGCGAACGCCGCCACGGGCGAAGCTCACGCCGCCGGCAAGGCCGTCAGCGAAGCGGCCGGCGTCCACGTCAAGGAGCCCGGCAAGGTCACCCTCGGCCAAGCTGTCAAGGCCATGCCGGGGCAGCATCCGGTTCATGCGGCCTTCTTTGGCCCGAAGGTTGTCAAAGCGACTGATGCGACCGCCGAGAAGGGGCCGAAGGGCAAGAAGCCGACCCTCGCCTCCCACGGCATCGCCTTCGTCATCGGTCAGCAG